GGTGGTGAAGTAATTTTACAATCAGAAGTTCCTATTCTTCCTGGTGATGATATTGATACACTCACTAAAGCAATTCAAAGAAGAGAATATTATCTTCTACCTAAGGCTATACAACATGTTAAGAGTACTTTATAGATTGGTTTATTGGACTATGTTAAGCACTAATTATCGCTTAGAACTTACTGATATCTGTTGCAGAATGATGACAGATGATGGCTTACCAGTCACCTTAGATGAAAGGATCTGGATGAAGAAGTTATGTGATGCTAATGCATCCGCAAGAGCACTAGCCGAATCGTTGTTATGTCCTGACAAAATAGAAAAAGATTGATGTCTAAATAAATCAGTTTGTCCTAAGATAATGACTGCACTGATTGACCCTAAAAAATATAGTGAGACTGTTGACCTATTAAGGTCATTTTTTTTGTCTAAAAATTTTTTAGAAGTTCATACTCAAAATAGATTAAGTATCCTTGCTGCCTGTGAAGATCCAGAAACAGTAGCAACATACAATTATGGTGGTAATATTTGGCCACTACCACAGACAGGTCAGATGTGGTTAGAACATGAATTGTTAACCAATCCTTCCGAAGAAGGATTTTTTTGTGTCTCAACGTCGTATAGGGCAGAGCCAAACCCTGTACCAGGAAGACATGAAACAATCTTCCCCATGTTTGAGTTTGAAATGAAGGGAGGCGTAGAAGATCTCAAACAAATGGAGATTGAACTATGCCAATATCTTGAACTCCCTGAACTAGAGATAGAAACTTATGATGATTGGTCTAACAAGTTCAACGTAAAAGAACTTGACCATGAACATGAGAAACAAATTGATACTGGTATGATTACTGATTTCCCTGAGTGGACATCACCATTCTGGAACATGGCAAGGAATGATGATGGTACTAGTAAAAAGATTGATGTGATCCTAGGTGGTATGGAAACCATTGGTAGTGCTGAACGTAGCACTAACAAGGATCAGATGAGAGATACATTCTATACCATCTCTGATGGACAGTATGCACAACTCATCATTGATTTGTTTGGTAAAGGAAGAGTGGAGAAAGAACTTGAAGACTTTCTCTCCTTTGATTTCTTCCCTAGAAGTGGAGGAGGAATCGGAATACAACGTCTAATATCAGCCCTTTCATAGGGCTTCCATTGTGAGGTGGTGAAATAGGTAAACACAGCAGTCCGTTTAACTGCCGATCAATCATTAGCGTGGTAGATCTTCTTGGTTCGATTCCAAGCCTCACAGTTTAAAGAAAATATTTATAAAATATAAAACTGTATCTCATGTTACAGAAGTGCTTGACTAAATAAAGTAACTGTGTTAGTCTTAACACAATCGTTCATCTCTAATAGGAGACGCAAGTAAGCCGACGCGGAACGGATCGTTCATCCCTACGGGGACGCAAACGCCGACTAAAGGAACGGATTAAAAACCCAACTACTTTAGGAGCAATCCAATGGCACAAGTCACTTATCGTGGTGTCACTTATGACACCGAGAATCGTCCTAACAAGACAGTAAAATCAGTAGAACAAATCGAATCTTACCGTGGTGTAAAGTTCGTTAAGGATGCTGCAGGACACAAACGTGTTCTTCTTGCTGCTTGATAGACAATCTTACTTGGACTAACTTGAAGAGTACCTCTTGACAGGTACTCTTTTTTTGTATTATAATTAGATGGAAAAGGAATCATATGGACAAAGAAAGATTAAAACTTATTGTTCGGAACCTTAAATCACTTGTTGATGCACTTGAGTCGGAGGTTCACTCTGATCTTGATGCATATAAATACGAGAACTATAATCAGGCCACTACTATTACTGATTATGATGAGGTCTTTGATGATGATGATGGTTATCCAGATTAATTATGGCAGATAAACCAATACCAGGATCCTATATTGATACTCAGGGGATGGGTGGGCCCATGTCTCCTGAAGATGCAGCAAAGGCACAGAAGGTTGAATACAAACCTGCTACCACACAACCAAAGAGAATTATTACTCCTGAACTTTGTAAGGAGTTGAAAATACTTGTCAATGAAGTGTTAGATGAAAGAGAAGGTAAGACTGGTATATCTTACTTTGATACAAAACATTTTAAACATACCGTAATTGAAGACGAACCACCTTATACACCATATCAATGAACGTTAAACTAGTAACTGTAACCCCTAAAGCAGAAGAAACAATGGGGTACATCGCAAGGGTCAGTAACCCTCAGAACCAAGACAATCCTAAGGTTGCTGGTCTTTTATCCTATTGTATTAGACATGGGCATTGGAGCGTCTTTGAACAAGCACACATGACCTTAGAGATTGAAACTACTAGAGGTCTTGCAGCACAGATACTCAGACATAGATCATTTACATATCAAGAGTTCTCTCAGAGGTATGCTGATGTTTCTCACATCAGAGAAGATATACCTTTACCTGAGCTTCGTCGTCAAGATGATAAGAACAGACAGAATAGTATTGATGATGTAGATCCTGCAGTGGTTAAGAGATTTAATAAGGAAATGAGAGATCATTTTGATAAGTCTATTGATCTTTATAAGAGTATGCTTCATGCTGGTATCGCAAAGGAGTGTGCTAGGTTTGTACTTCCTCTTGCTACTCCTACCCGTCTTTATATGACTGGTTCATGTCGTTCTTGGATACATTATATTAATTTAAGATCTGCACACGGAACACAGAAGGAACATATGGAACTTGTTGAATCTGTTAAGTCTATCTTTGTAGAACAATTTCCCGCAGTTTCCCAAGCACTTGACTGGGTTTCATAAATAATCCTAAACATTATTATTTGTATGGCAACATATCCTGTTATTAATAAAGAAACTGGTGAACAAAAGGAAGTCGCAATGAGTGTCCATGTTTGGGATCAGTGGAAAGATGATAATCCTAATTGGGAAAGATATTTTACTCCTGAAAATTCCCCAGCTCTAGGAGTTGAGGTTGGTGAATGGAGAGATAAACTTGTTAATAAGAATCCTGGATGGGGAGAAGTTCTGAAAAAATCTGAGAAAGCAGGAGGTATCTCTGCAAGATTAGCAGGTAGAGGATCTTATGAGTCCTCAACTCAATCTGTAATGCCAGACCCTGAATAGTATGCCAACCAAACAAAAAAGAAAACCACCTATTGGTGTAGGATTAACAGCGAAGCAAATGAAAAGAAAGAAACCTATTAATATAGATTTGATGAGGGATGTTGAGACCCTTACTCCAAATCAGGAGGAGTTATTTCGTTTGTATGATAAAGGACAGCATTTAGTTGCTTATGGATGTGCTGGTACTGGTAAAACATTTATCACACTCTACAAAGCCCTGAAAGATGTCTTGGATCCAAAGACTCCTTACGAAAAAATATATATCGTTAGGTCTCTGGTTGCTACTAGGGAAATTGGTTTCCTTCCTGGTGATCATGAAGACAAGTCCTCTCTTTATCAAATTCCTTACAAGAATATGGTAAAGTATATGTTTGAGATGCCTACAGAAGCAGACTTTGAAATGCTCTATGGGAATCTTAAAACACAGGGAACTATTTCTTTTTGGAGCACCTCATTTATACGGGGTACAACATTAGATAAAGCAATTGTTATCGTAGATGAATTCCAAAACTTGAATTTTCATGAGTTAGATAGTATAATAACAAGAGTTGGTCAAGATTCTAAGATTATGTTTTGTGGTGATGCCACTCAGTCTGATCTTATCAAGACCAATGAACGTAATGGTGTCATTGATTTTATGAATATTCTTCGTTCAATGCCATCAGTTGATATTATTGAGTTCACTATCGAAGATATTGTTCGATCTGGATTCGTTAAAGAATATCTAATTGCTAAATTGGAATCAACAGTATGACCTTTGAGTATTGTAATTTTCTAGGTGATCTTGAATTAAAAAAGAAAGAAACTCCGGGGTGTAGACTCTATGAACTTCCTGATGGACAGTGGGTTCCTTCTATTACCTCAGTAACTTCTTTCTATAACAGACAGATCTTTATTGATTGGCGTAAGCGAATTGGTATAGAGGAAGCAAATCGTATAACAAAGAAAGCAACTACCCGTGGTACAGATTTTCACGAAGCTGCTCAAGCATATTTGGAAAATAGAGATCTGGTGTGGGAGGATTACCTTCCTGCTACTCAGTTTATGTTTCATCATGCGGCACCATATCTGGATAAGATAAATAACATACACGCTATAGAAAGAACACTTTACTCCGAGTACCTTGGTCTTGCTGGAAGAGTTGATTGTATTGCGGAGTATGAAGGTGAATTAGCAGTAATAGACTTTAAGACTTCTGAAAAGATTAAACCTGAGAAATGGATGGAAAACTATTTCGTACAGGAAACCTTCTATGCTGCTGCTTATTACGAACTAACAGGAATCCCTGTCAAGAAACTTATCACCCTTATGGTAACTCCTGGAGGTGAGGTAAAAGTATTTGACAAAAGAAACAAAGGGGATTATATTAAGTTATTAGTGAGATACATTAAAGAATTTGTTAGTCACAATATTGGGTCAGAGAATGACGAAAAATGAACTAGAGAAGGTATTAGAATCTAAGTTCTTTTGTCCTACAAGATTTGCACAAGAGATTGAGGCCTTAGTTCAAGTTAATAAGGACATGAATTACATCGATGCTATCATTCATTTCTGTGAGCAGAATAGTATTGATGTGGAGTCAGTTCCTAAACTTATTTCTAAACCATTGAAAGAAAAGATTAAGTATGAAGCATCCGAACTTAATTTCTTAAAGAGAAGTTCCCGTGCGAAATTGCCGATTTAATTCCAAAAAAGTCGGAAAAAATCTCCAGCATTTTTTTTACCCTATTACTTTTTTATTATGAATGATCCATTAGAAATGAAAAGATTACGGGATGAATGTCCTGTAATGATGACTAAGATTCCCCCACAGATTCTGAAAGAGGTTGATGGTTGGGTAAATGAAAGTAAGAAGTTTAAGAACAGTCCCTTAGCAGCACTGAAAGCCCATGAGAATGTTGGGTATCTTTCTGCTGATGGTAAGAAGCATAATTCATATCAATGTTCTATCTCTCC